CTCAACTTATGATGTAGGAGAAAAAATCGAACTTGTAAAAGAGGACGGTGAGAAGGTTCCAGCTCCTGATGGAGAACATCAAGTAATGCTAAAAGATTCTGAAGGAAAAGAAGTCAAAATCAGAGTTATGGTAAAAGACGGAAAAATTGTTGAGAGAGAGAATGTTGAAGAGAAGGCTGACGAGTTCGCAGCACTTGCTGAAGCGTTTGCTACAACAATCAAAAGGTTGGAAACCAAACTTGATGAAATGGCTAAAAAGAATGAAGTTCTTGAAGCAAAATTCCAAAAGTTCTCTAACGAACCTGCTGGTTCAAGAGTAACTAAAAATCAACCAATAAACAATGATTTGTTTTCTTCCCCTAATTCAAAGGTGGAGGGATTCAGAAGATTGAGAGAGCAATTGTCTCGATAATTAAATAAAAATAAAACTAAAAATAAGATGAAAAAAAATCTTTCAAAATTACAATTTTCTTATGATTTGGGAGGCTTATCTGCGTATGTGGATCAGTTAAACTCTGACATCATATCGGAAGCAGTATTGTCTCCAGTGACAATGGACTATGTAAGCGTTTTTCCTTCAATTAAAGGAACAATGAATGTCAATTTGCTTTCTGAAACTCTTTCTGTTCAGACAGGTACAACTTGCGGATGGAATAACGCTGGTGATGTAACTTTCACCACAGCACCAATCACAGTGCAACAATTAAAAGTGAATCAAAGTCTTTGCTTACAGGAACTTAACACTCTTTGGTTAGGGCAATACTTGAACGCTGGTTCATACAACGAACAGGCACCGTTTGAACAGGCTATTATCGACTTGCAAACGCGTCAAATTAAGCGCTACAACGAAGACCTATTGTGGAACGCATCGTCAGGAACTTCAACATTCTCTGGTTTCAGAGAATTGTTCGCAAACACTGCTGGTGTTGTAGCATTGACAGGTCAAACTGCATTGTGTTCTGTAACAGGTTCTTCTACTATTGAGAAGGCAAACGCTGTATTGACTCAAGTTGATAATTTAATCAACGCTATGGATAGAAACATCTACGAAAGAGAAGATAATGTGGTGTTTATGAGTCAGTTACAATTTAAGTGTTATTTACAGGCAGTCCGATCGGTCAATAATTTTTACATAGATAGTAATGAATTCAAGATCGGTGGAACTGTTTATTCTGTATTCCACCCACAAACTAACATCAAAGTTGTTGGAGTGCCAGGTCTTAACGGATCTAACCTAATCGTATTAGGTTCTCAACAATATTTCCTTGTTGGTACTGACCTTGCGTCTGATGAAGATTCATTCAGAGCGTGGTGGTCACAAGACTTAACAATCAGCAAATTGACAACTGAAGGTCTTGTAAAATCGGAAGAATTGCTGGAAACCCTTTAACAAGGCAATCAGCAGCCTAGCCTGATGGGGACATCAGGAAGGTTCAACGACTAACGGCATACAGGTAGAACACCGATGAAGCCGACACGAGCATCCGACACCGATAAAAAGGTGATGATATAGTCTAAACACCACATATAAGTTAAAAATGAAAGTGGTGAAATTGAGGATAAAGAGCCTCAGTCGATAAAAAGAATTCCTGTTCAGGAAGTCAGAATTATGGCAGCATGGAAATTAGGAACTGCAATCGCGTTCCCACAATTCTTTGTAACGAACGGATTAGCATAATCCAAATATTATTTGGGGAGGGTTTTCCTCCCCAATTGAACAAATAAACTAAAAATATAAATTTATACAGAATGGCTTGCAATTTAACTAGCGGAATCGTTCTTGGATGTAGAGATAACACAGGGGGTTTAGCGACTCTTTGGATAACTGATTACACTAATGTAACCAGTATCACATCTAACACAGGTGATACAATTACCGCAATTTCAGGAACACCTGGAAGCACATTTTATGAATTTCAACTAATCAGGACTAGTAGCCAACTCACAGAGACCGTAAATGCGTCTCTTGAGAATGGTACAGTTTTCTATCAAGGGGAAATCGTAACTTATTTCAGCAAACTTGGTCAAGACAAGAGAAACATCTTGAAGGCTCTTGCTCAATCACAGAGATTGGCAATTGTGGTAGAAGATAATAATGGTCAGTATTACCTCTGTGGACAGACCTACGGAAGTTTCATCAGTGCTGGTACATCAGTAACTGGTAAGGCTCTTGGTGATGCGAATGGTTATAATCTGACCTTCCAATATCTCGAACCAAATCCAATGAATCAATTGTCAGGTTCTTTAGCGTCAATCGCTACAGGAATCACAGTTCAAGGATAATAAAAAGTAATATTAAACATGGGGGGGATAATAACCCCCTATGTTATATTCTATTGATATGCTGATAATCAAAACCAAACAAAGAAATTCCCTTGTGGTAACCGTATCGCAGAACTCTACGATACCAAACCCTGAATGGTTATTTTCATTCACTCACATTTTTTCCAAACAACAAGTTAGATTTATTCCAACTGACATATCTGTATCAAGAAGCAGATATGATGAGTTTGAATTTATTGAAGGTCAAGGTGTTGGTGAGATTGCCATGCCGTATGAAGGAATTTACAACTACGCAATTTTTCAACAGCCAAGTGGATCGGGGAATCTAAATCCTGCTCTATCTGATGGTGCTGTTGAATATGGTCAAGCGGTTGTGATTGTAACATCAGCAGACACTACAAATGATTATTATATTGAGTTTATTTCTGACAATGAATTTAACTCAAATTATATCTTTGCTCCAAATGAGTTAAACCCACCAACTCCATCTGTAACAGCAGGATTGACTCCAACTCCAACTGAAAGCCCAACACAAACACCAACTCCTACAAATACTTCAACACAAACTCCTACACAAACACAAACTCCCACCAATACCGCAACTCAAACTCCTACTTCTTCTATTGGTGCAACTCCAACTCCAACTGAAACAACTACGCCAACAACGACTCCAACTACAACTTTAACTTTAACTGCGACTCCAACTGAAACAGCAACATCTACACCAACTCCAACACCAACTACAACAACAACATTGACCGCAACACCGACTGGTACTAATACCCCTACGCCAACACCAACTACAACAACAACATTGACGGCAACACCAACTGGTACTGGTACCCCTACGCCAACCCCAACGACAACTTTAACTGCTACCCCAACAGGGACGGTGACTCAAACTCCAACACCAACCACCACATTGACTGCAACGCCGACACAAACATCAACTGCAACTCAAACTCCAACACAAACATCAACTGCAACTCAAACTCCAACACAAACATCAACTGCTACTCCAACTCCAACACCATCAGGAGCCGCATTTGATCCATCTCAAATTAGTGAATTGAGAACTTGGTATGATGCTGATGATGCGACGACAATAACATTACGAAGTGGAACTGATTTTATTTCCAAATGGGCAGATAAATCAGGTAATGGTTATGATTTGACACAAACTAGTGCATCAATACAACCATTGTTTACAGGTGGAACGTCTGTTCAAGCTTGGAGTGCAAATACTTATGTATATTTTGATGGAGATTATATTACAAGAACAACAGGTACATCATTTACTGATAGTGGATTTACTTATTTCTATGTTGCAAGAGTACCAAATTCTGAATCTGATGGTCTATTATTCAATTATACAGATCAAGCTCCTCCTGTAAATGTCGGTAAATATAGAGCTTATCAAGCATCTGGTGTTGGAGATATCACATTAGATCTTGGTGCTGATAATTATAGAATGAGATGGAATTGGTCAAACCCTTCCACAATAGGTGGTAAAAATACTTATCAATATGGCTGGGTTTCAGGAACAACTGCTGGATCATTTAGTGGAGCTGTGAATGATATTATTTATACTTCTTCAGTGAGTGCTGGCACAATACCTGATACTGTTGCAGCAATTTCTTTGGGAGCAAACAATAATGGTGATGCTCTTATGTCAGGTTATATTGCTGAAATAATCGTATATGGTAAAGTTTTAACAACCAATGAAAAAAATAATGTTGAAACTTACCTAAAAAATAAATGGGGTTATAATACTTGGTAAGATGCAATATATTATAGATATAAATTATTTTGATGCTAAAAACCTGATTACACAAATAAATAACTGTAAAGGTTTTCCAACTCCTGATGGTTTAACCCAAACTTGGATGGTTGAACCAGATAGTATTTGTGAATTCAATTTTGAGAATGGAGGGAAACAACAAATTGGATATGGAATAATTATTAGAGATGAAATCTTTGATTGTTTGACTCAATCACAAAAAAATGAAATTTTTACTTTATCAGGTAATATTCAACTTTGTAGCTATATACCAATAATTCCATCAGGGACAACTATAAATCAATGATGATGGAACTGACAAAATTTTATATTTATAAGTAATATGACAGACAAAAATACAGATACAGATTTATTCAAAGTGTTTGACTTCGCACAAGCGATGGTGCCAATTATTGAAGAACAGCCAGGATATAATACAAGAACACCGTGGGTGTTTTTTGGTATCGCAAATTTGGCTCCACAAGAACTAATCCGTCTCTATAACAGTTCTCCGACCCATAGAGCGGCGATAATTTCAAAGTGGTATGGCGTAAGAGGAGAAGAAATATCGTTGAAGGACGGGGATAATTCTCGTCTTATGATGGCTAATTCTATGGGAGATTCCATTTATGACATTTGGAATAAATGTACTTTGGATTTTATCTTGTACGGAGCATTCAGTATCAACATCGTTTATAAAAGAGATAGAGATTTAGGTTTTGAAATGTATTCAATGGATACATCAAAATTGAGAGCGGGTAGAAGTGATATAAACGATCGTGTCAATGATTACTATTATTCATCAGATTGGGCTAATGTTAAAAAGTTTCCACCGAGAAAACTACCAGCGATGAATTTTATTGCCGATGACCCATCACAAGTTTTTTATTATACAACTCACACTCCTGGTGCAGAATATTATGCATGCCCAACATATTGGGGAGGAGCCACTTCCATCAGCACAGAAGTCGAGATATACAATTGGTTTCACTCAAATATTGTGAATGGATTACAACCATCATTATTCGTAGCACTCAATTCAGGAATTCCTGCACCGGAACAGAGACAAGAGATTTTTGAGACGCTTTCGGCGAAATATGGGGGGAGCAATAATCCTGGAAAATTGATGCTGACCTTTTCAAATTCAAAAGAAGAGGCTCCTGAAATTACTACGATTGGGACAAATGGAACTGATACAATGTTTATTGAATTATCCAAAAAAGTTCAAGAAGCGATTTTAACCAGTCATCAGATAAGTTCCCCTGAACTCTTGGGTATTAGAACACCTGGTGCTCTTGGTCAGCCGAATCACCTCGAAGCGATGGATCACTTCCAACACCTTGTAATTCAACCGATTCAAAAAGAGATTAAAACAGTATTTGAGAAGTTATTGAGATTGAGAGATGGTAAACCAGCAGAAATAGAAATTAAACAATTTGAGATGGTAACCATCCCTGACGCAGCACCTGTTGAAACGGTGAATGTAAATAAGGATGTTGCTGTTGATGAAAATAAAGACGAAACCATAGTATAATATGTCAGCACTAATTCCTCAAAATGTATTGCTCATTTCCGAGCAGAAATTAAAAAATTTCAGTGACATTGACCAAAATGTTACTTCATCAGTTTTATTACCATTTATATCTGTAGTACAACAAACAAAGTTAGAATACATAATCGGCGGAAAATACTATCAACAATTATTAGATGGTGTAATCAACTCAAACTTGAGTACGAATGACTTGAATTTTCTTGAATACTTCTGCCAGCCACTTTTGGTGTGGGCAGCATACGCAGAATGTTTGCCATCTATATTCATGAGAATTAAAAATAATGGTATTGTGACTGGTGCCGAGAATACTGTAACCATCAAAGAGATGGAATATATGCAAACTCGGGCTGATGACAGGTCTCAATTCTTTGAGCAAAGAATGATTGAACAAATCATTTGGAACTCAAACTTATATCCTGCGGTATTCAATTATTCAACACAGAATGGAATGCGCCCTCATCTAGGAAAGCAGTATTTCTCGCAAGTTGAATTAGGAATTGGTAGATTTTCAGGTTATGAAGTCGCTACGGGAATGCAAAGAGCGGGTATTGGTTATTATTCTGGTCCCGAGTACGCATGTCTTTGGGGGTATTAAATAATTGTATATGAACGAAACACTAATTTTACTCATATCAAATGGAATTACTGCTCTAGCAGGATGGTTTATAGGTCGTAGAAGACAACAAGCCGACACAGATAATCAGATTCTCAAAAACCTTGAGTTATCTGTTGATTTGTATAGACAGATTATATTAGATCTGAAAAAAGAAATTGAATCCTTGAATATAAAAGTTCAAGAATTGGAGGGGAAAATAGACCGACTCCATCGAGAAAATAATATGTTAAAATCTAAATTGTAATGCCAATCCCCTCAAGAAGAAAAGACGAAGACAAGGACAAGTTTGTATCCCGTTGTATTAGTGAAATAATTGACGAATACGGACAAGAACAATCCTCAGCGATATGTTATACCAAATCAGAGGAGAAAATGTCTGTATCGGTCTCTAATGAGGTCGAGGAGGTATTTGTATTGAAGCCCAAGAAGTCAGAGAACAGAGGACGGTATTTATCACGATGTTCCGCTCATCCAAAGATGAAGGAACAAACCAAAGATCTTAAAGAGAGAATGGGTCAATGTCTAAACGCATTCAATTCATATTACAAGTATTGGGCAAAACTAGAAGAGTTTGGTGAGAAGGATACAAAAGGAACTGTTCTTGGGGATTGTATTGCTGGTAAAAAAGCACAAGGTTTAGATTATAAAGAAGCCTACGCCAGATGTGCGTCAAAAGTAGTTGTTCCAAATGCTCCAATATCTTTGAATGAGGATAACTTATTGATTGAGCCAGTTGAATTTCAAGAGTGCCCACCAGCAACATTAGATATTCCATTGAACATTGCTAACAGACAGAAATGTATTGACCAAGCAAATTACGGACCATTAGACCCCAACCTACCAAATGAAGATTATTGGAAGGAAAAGGCAGATAGATTCAACACAAGACCATCAGAGGCTAAAAAAGCGTTATGTGGTAATTGTGCATTCTTCATTAAAACGAAGGATATGATGGATTGTATCGCACAGGGATTGGGAGATGTTGGAGTAGATCCATACGACTCAATTAAAGCGGGTGATTTGGGTTATTGTGAAGCCTACGATTTCAAATGTGCTGCGAGTAGAACTTGTGATGCATGGGTTGTGGGAGGTCCAATAACTGACTAATTTGATTGGTAATAAATAAATTATAAAAAAAAAATAAAAATATGAGTTTTTCAATTGCAAATACATCTTCTTCGGCGGTTATTACAGACATTACAACGCCGAGTAGTGTGACTGGTGAATTGACCGTCACAAGTGGTTCATTACCACTATCTGCTGGTGGACTGGTTAGTGGATCAAACACAACCTTAGACAACCAAAAAGGATCTCCATACGGAACATTCCAAATGTTCTTGAAACAGGGAGATGCTCAAATCGACACTTATGTCAATAA